GTCGGCCTTCTTTTTGTCTTCTACGGCCTTTTTTACTTCCGGTATTTCCGCAATATATTCCAAACATTTTTTAGCGTTGTGTTCACTTGGAAACCATCCGCTACCGTATACCATATAAACGAAGTAGTCCAAGTCTTTTGTAACGTAGCTTAACGGCTTACCGTGGTACTTACCGAAGTTAATATACTTTTCGCTTTGGGGTAAATTGGCCCAACGGTTAGGGTCGTTAAATTTGTTTAACTTCGTACCTAATGTTTCGGGGGAAACATAGTAATATTTATAGTTCTGTTTTTCGCATAGGTCTAGTAGCTTTTCTTCTACGCGGTCCTTATCCTTGGTAAGATTCTTTATAAAATAATTAGTAACTATTTCCTTATGTCCGGAACCGTCATTAACCCAACGGGAAGAAACGCCCCAAGCCGTAAACATCTTTACGCCTTCACCGGTGGAAGTAAAGACTAACCCTTCCCGGGTATTGGGGTCGTCGGCTATTTCCCGGAAAGCGTCGTAAGTCGCTATTCTTTTTGTATTGTACATAGGGGGGGAATATAATACATTTCTATTATTTCCCAAAGGATTTTATAAGTATTTATTCTATTGGGTAGTGGTACTAACCACTATGGGGTAGTGGCCTAAAAATGGTGGAATACGGCCGGGGAGGCGTATTGTCTTATGCTCTACGTTCTAATCATTAGTTTCCTCCACCACCACCCCAAGAATCCTCTACAACAGTAAGGCGGTGGTACGAGTTCGTTCCGCTTTGGGCTATGAAATACAAACCGTATGTACCAGACGACATACTCGGGCCGGAATTATAGTAATATAATTTCCCCTTATTAGCTAAGTTGGCCGTCAAATGGTTCGCACGTTCTTCATAAGGTATGGGACCGCCCCCTATTGCGGTTTGTAATGATTCGAGATTTTGGTTCAGCCGTTTGCTATTGTCCAGAATAGTTTGGTCGTTAAAATCTTGCTTAATGGTTACGTCACTTCCTAAGCCTCCCGCAAAATCATCTGAACTAAATGTAGCCTTGTTGTTGATGTAAGTTATTATATGATTACCACTCCACACATCGGTAACCCCCGACCCCAAATCGTTTATTTCTCGGTGCTTATCAGCGTCTCCAGAGTGGCTTGTAAGGTCGGCGTCATCAGCTTTTAGAGCAAGTTCGGTATTGATTTTACTGGCACTAAATAAATCCGTATTATTAACGCCCGAGTCGTCTATTTCTCGGTGAATACTATTGTCTCCAGTATGGACCGTAAAGGCCTCTTCATTAGCTTTCATATCGAGTTCGTCAATTATATGATTTGCACTGAACAGTGCCGTATTAGACGTACCAGAATCGTTTATCTCTCGGTGAATACTATTGTCTCCAGAGTGGCTTATATCCGCGTAGTCGGTGTCGTGGTCGTGTCCGAGGGTAGCGTATTCGGTTGCGTGGTTGTGGGAAGTATTGGATTTACTGGCTAACAGAGTATTTACCTTACTGTTAGAAAAAGTTTCAGTAGCCCCCGTACCCACGTCGTTTATAGCCCGGTGTTTGGTATCGTCGCTTATATGGTCCGCCGTAGCTTCTGTAGGAAAGAATATATTCTGTAATTCATCTTGGGCCGAATCTCCCACATAAACATTTATAAGACTTTGGGGTAAGCTATCCACGTAATAGGTTCCGTCCCCGTTGTCCTCTATCGTATGGGCTAAATTTCCGCTTTTGTCCGCTATTACCGTATCGTTAACGTCGCGGATTTTAACATCTAAACCGGAAATAAGTTCGTCGCTATTTTGTCCAAATATTCCGAAAGAAAATCTACTCATTTTATTAAGTTCCTTATTTTATTGTTAGTCATTCGTCCACCCTTACGCCTATCCTATAGGCAAACATACACCCGATTAGGTTATCTATTGAAGGCCGGGTATAAATATAATTTACGCTTGTTAGTTCCATTTCTATTTCGTCTTTCATTATATACCCATCTTGGGGTATTATGGCGACAGAATCTATTAAACAATCGTAACAAATCATTGGGAAGTCTATATGGGGTATTAGTTTTACAAAGTTAGACCGGTTATAAATATCCATTAACTTGTCTATGTGTCCGCCGGTTACACTAGCAAAATTATATTTAGCGGTAAACCGCCACCTCGGGGGGCCACTTATATACTTACCGTCAATATTTTCGAAGCGGTCCGTTTCGTCTGAATAAGTGTCTTCCCTTTTTCCCTTGTTCGCTACTGGTAAATCTACGCGTATGGGGTTAGACATATTCACCGGGTCGTCATAGTAAATAATGGTTGGTCCACCGCTTCCAGTGTAAGCCATTTAATTTCTTCCTTTATTATAAAAGGGGCGTTCGTATCCCGGGGGAAAACCGGCGGAATTAAAAAATTCCGTTAGCAACCCAAAACCGTAACGCCCCCTATTTTTATTTAATTCCATTTTCTTATCCTAGTTATCTAGTATAACTATATTTCTATAAGCGATTATGGGAGATTGGCCGGCCCAATATACAGATAGTTTTATCCTATAGTCTTCGTAACCGGCATTTTTATTTACACCGTCGTAAACTTCATCGGTAAGCGAACTAGAATAAACGTTGGTAGGGGGGTGTAGGTCGTATGCAATAATGGCCACGGTAACAAAAGTTGGCCCCATTTCTTGTTGTAGTTTTAATTCCACCCAAACAGAACTTTGGGACGACGGCCAACCGTCCCCAAAATACTCCCAAGTAATATAAAGTTCACCACCAAAAGCCCAAGTATGTTGAGTGTTCGGTTGGGGTAAGTAAATTTCAACGGAAGGGTCAGACGGGTTAGGCCCTTCGCCCTCTTCTTGTTCTTCGGTATATTCCATTAACGTAAAATCGTCGGATACTTCGGTCTTAAAACTTACGGTATTATCTAAAAAGCTTTGTTCTAATTCAATAACCCGGCCTATACTGTAGTCGGCGGTATTCCCGTCCGCCGTAACTACTATTTCGTCCATAAGGGCTATTCTGTCGTCCCCGGTTGGGGGGTCGTATAATTTAATGTTGTATTCTTGTCTTGTACTTTGAGCGTATAAACTGTATTGTTGGACTATAGCGTCTAATTCGTTCTTCCTTAATACTAAACCATAGGTACTTACTTTTCCGCTACTGGAATCTTTTTCGTAACGTGAAACCGATACTTCCGATTCTTTATTTTTTTCCGTTTCCCTTTCCCGTTCTAAAAAATTACTAGAAATTACTTGTTTGGTATTGTTGGCGTCGTTACGCGGTAATAAATGTATTTTATCTAACGGGTCCACATAAAACCACCGGTTAGACACTATCGCCAAATCTTTTAAAATGTCGGACCCGTTTTTATTTCGGTAGTGTAATCTATATTCGTTATCGAAAGGCGTTTCCATACTGCCGAAGATTAACCAGTAGCCGAAAAGGTCCGTAGGGTTTTTAGCTTCCGCCACCCAATAGGTATTAGTAGAATCATAATCCCAAGCTAATTTTATAATAGGATTTTCCCACCCTTCGCGTTTTAAGTAAGACCAGATTTTATTCTGTCCTATATTGCCCAGATTGGTAAAGTCGCCGTTATTTACCTTCGTACCGTACCCGTGAAGACTAGGCCAAGTATCGTGAAACGGGGCAAGTGGGAAAAATTCGTGGGTAGCTTGTATATCACCTACCCCCCCACCGGTACAATCGTAGGCGAAAATATAAGCCCCCATAGTCGGCAGTTTAAAATCAAACCAAGGGACTACTAACGATATTGATATAGTCCAGTTAAAAGGCCAACCCCAGTAATGAGACCAAGCCCAATTTAGAAAAGCCCCGTAAGATATTACCGTCTTAATGAATAAACCGACATCGTACCGTAGGGCGGTATACCTATAACCGGAAGGGTAATTTGACGCGGATTGTTTCCGTATTTCTATCTTGTCTTCGCCGAAAATAACTTCGAATAGAAAGTTAATAAACCCGAATTGTCGCATTTTAAAAATAGTATTACCAAAGAAGTTTTTTATATCGCTTTCCGTAGTCGGTACGCTATCTTCGTCCGCCGTAAAGTTAGTACCCCTTTTATTATTTACACTTGTACAGACTTCCCCTACTATTTCGTGTAACGGTTTAGGCGAATCCATTAACTTAAATTCTGTTATAGGTTCTTCGCCTTCGTCTTCGGTTACTTCGCCGACCAAGGTATCTTTAAGTAATAACGCGTTAGGGAATACGGTAAATTCCGGGGTATCCGAATATTCTTTACGGATTTCGTCTACAAATCCGTTAAGTAGTGGTATGCCGGAAGTGGCTTCTTCTATTTTAACGAAGTCTAAACGTTCCGGCCACGTAAAGGCGTCCCCGAAACTGGCTTTATGTAGGTTAAAAGTAAATTCCTTAACCCGGTATTCGTTTAAGCCTTCCCCCTTTAGGGTTTCCGTAAAGGCGTCCGGAAATCCATCCTTCATTACAAACGGCGTTACATCTGCCCAATCTTGGTTAGCCGGTTTATGGAATATATTAACTTTAGTCGCCATTATAAACGGCCCCGTTTAAGTCTGTTTTCCGCTATTATAATATCGGAACCGCGTACGGTGGTCCGGGCCGGGCTACCCTTAACAACCTTTACAAGTTCTTTTAAACTTTTTTCCATTTCCGTAATGTCGGGTCCTTGGCGTTGTTGTTGTATCCCCGGGAAGTGGCCCGTTAAAGCTATGTTCCCCAAGCTTATTTCGTGGGCTATCATAGGGGTAAGTTCTTTTTTAGCGTATTCTTTAAACCCTTCTACCGGGGCCACAAATTCCGGCCCGGCTTCCCCTAATAAGCCTATAGTCGGTTGGTTTACTAGTCCACCGTGGGCGAAGGCTTGGACCATACCTTTAGCGGTTTCTAGTAACCCTATACCGGCCCCATAATACGCCAATTTCGGGACCAAAGTAAGGCCAAGGGTTAGACTTTCCGAAGCGAAAATTTTAGCTAATTCGATAGCCATTCCTATTTGAGCCGAAGTAATTTTGTCTATTAGTTCGCCCTTTAAAAATTCTTTAACCCCACCGCGTAGCTTCCCGAACCTTTCCATCGCTAACTGGCTTAACTGGTCGTCGTATTCGGCTTGTTTGGTTTTTAGTTCTTGTTCGTCTTCTATTGAACCTTCTAACGCTTCCTTACGGTCTTGTAAAATTTTGAAATACCTAGAAAAACTTGTTAAGCCTAATTCGTAGTTACGGTCTTCGGCGTCTTTTAAGCGGTCCACTTCGTCTTCGTAGCTATCTTGCTTTTCGTTATTTAATTCTATTACTTTTAGCCTTAAATTTTCATAAGCTAACTCTTCTTCAGCCGTCATATTTACAACTTCGGCCATTATATCTATTTTATCTTGGTAAAACTTTATTTCGTCGTCTATTCCTTGTTGTTTTGCCTTTATTAACGCCAATTCGTCTTTTATATTAGCCACTCTCTTGGCTTCGGCTTTCTCGCTATCTTTAAAACCCCGCCACATACGATTTATAACAATTTGTAATTTTTCTTGCTCTATTTTTTGTTCCGTTGTTTGATTAGTTAGCTTTTTTAACGCGTTCCTTCTTTGTACTAAAAGATTATATACCGCCTTATCGCCTTTTCTTTCCGCTTGTAACATTAGTAGTTTTTGTTCGGCGGTAGTTAGGGTAACTATGGCACTGGTTACTTCCTTTAAGGCTTCTACCCGTTCTTCTAGTGCCTTTTTTTCGTTTTGTAGGTCTTCTAAAGAGACGTCGTCGGCTTGCCCTTGCTCTTTTTTCTTTTTAATAAGTCTATCTATTGTATCTATTGCTTTTGCCAAGGCCTTATTATAGCTACCCATCTCGGTAGACTTGTCCATAACTCTTTTATCCATAGCGTTTTCGGTGGCCGGGTCCCATATATCACTTGCTTGTATGGGCTTTTCCTTTTTCAGCTTCTCTTGTTCTACCCGTAGTTCTTGTAGGGACCACTTTAATAAGTCGGAGTCTTTTTTAACAGAAGCGAAAGCTATATCATTATACAAAGAATATTGTATAGACCGTAAACTTGCACCTTGGTTTAGTTGGGTTTTCCACCGGCTCGTCTCTACTTCTCCACCTTCTACTACCTTTTTGGTTAATTTATCGCGGACCCCAATTTCCTTGTCTAAAACTTCTATTCTGTCTAAAGCGGATTGAAGTTCTGTATAACCGGAAGCGTCGCGGACCGCTTGTTCATAACCGTAAATAGCTTCTGCGGACCTATCTACGGCGTCGGTCGATTCGTCGGCTTTCCCTACTAACCATTCTATAGCCGAACCGATAAGCAAGATACCGGCCCCAATACCGGTAGAAATAAGCGTAGCCTTTAAAGTCTTTAGGCTTAAAGTGGTCGTCCTAATACCCCGGCGTAACAAAACCATAGCAATCCTATAAGCCCTTACGGTTTTTATACCGGCGAATATCGAACCGTTTACCGATAGCATTACCAATTTAAAAGTAACAAGGGAACCTATAAGTGCTATTATTGCCTTTTTCCAGTTTTGTATAACTACGATTAGGCCTCCCATAACCGAGTTTAGAAGCGGTAGGGTAATACTGCCTAATTCTATTAAGATTGCGTTAAAATTATTCTTTAATAGTGCAGATTGGAAGTTAACCGTAGCTTCCATTTTCTGGAAAGCTTCATCGGTGGCCCCTAACGCATTCCGCATAGCGTCCAAGTCGTCGGTAGCCATTTGGAACTTATTAGTAAGTATAAGGATAGCCCTTGCCCCTTGCCGTCCGAAATTTTCTATAAGTTCTTCCTTTGAAGCCCCCCCTAA